CGCGCGCGAGTACCGCACGTTCCACCACTCGTCGCGCAGCCCGCTCGCGAGCGCCGAAGACGTCTGGCAGCTCGCCAACGTCTGGGCATGGCACGAAGACGGCCAGGAGGTGTTCCGCGTGCTGTCGCTCGACGTGCGCACGGCGCTGATCGGCGTCGACGTCGTCGCGATCGGCAGCGTCGATCGGGTCGAGGTGCTGCCGCGTGACGTCGTGCGTGCGGTGCTGCGCCGCAACGCGGTGGGCTTCGTGCTCGTGCACAACCACCCGGCCGGCGACCCGAAGCCGAGCGACAACGATGTCGCGCTGACGAAGCGCATGCTGCGCGTCAGCGAGGTAGTCGGTATCCCGATGATCGATCACATCGTCGTGGCGTCGCGCGGGTTCCGCTCGATCGCAGAGCTGAAGCTCGTCGAAGGGCTCGGGGAGGGCGTCAATGTCGACTAACTGCGGTCGCTGCAGCTGCCCGCGCGACAACCACGGCGGCACGAAGCATCACGGCAAGTGCTCGTGCGGCAAGTGCTCGAAGTTCGCGCGCGGCGTGCCCTCTCGCGAGAGCTGGTACGTCATCGTGCGCGAAGGGGGAGCGCTGCGCGCGATCGGCCCCCTCGCTCGCTGGCTCGACGCGCGCAAGCTCGCCGAGATCACCGAGGACAAGTCGCGCGACGTGCACACGAGCGTGACGAGCGAGCGCCCGAAGAACATGCGGGTGCGCGGTCTCGTCGACGAGTCGAACGCGATGATCCGGGGGCTTCGCTCGTGACCCGCCTCGAGGATTTGACGCGAAAGCCGCGCGTCTGCGCGTGGTGCGGCGACGAGATCGCTCCCCGCATGCGCAAGGGCACGCGCTCGTGCTCGAAGCGCTGCCGTCAGTCGCTGTCGCGCTTTCGCGTCGCGCCTGCAGGCAGCACCGCGGCGAAGCCGATGCGCTTCGCGTACGCAGACCCGCCGTATCCCGAGAAGGCAGAGCGCTACTACGGCGCCAGCGAGGTCGATCACGAAGCGCTTCTGCACCGTCTCGTGTGGGAGTACCCCGACGGCTGGGCGCTGTCGACGTCGAGCTCGGCGCTGCCGATGGTCTGCGAGATCGCCCTCTCGCAGATCGCTCGCGGCGATCGCAACGAGCTGCGCATCGCAGCGTGGTGCAAGGGCGCGCGTCGCGGCACGTCGTATCGCCCTCGCGATGCGTGGGAGCCGCTGCTCGTGTTCCGCGGGCGTCCCGCGCTGATCGACGCGAAGACGCAGCTCGACAACGCGCTCGTGCTGTCGGGCAACACGCGGCACCTGTCGCTTCGCACGCGCATCATCGGGACGAAGCCGCCCGGCTTCTGCGAATGGATGTTCCGCCAGCTCGGCGCGCAGCGCGGCGACGTGCTCCACGACTTGTTCCCGGGCTCGGGGAGCGTGTCGCGCTCGTGGGACCTCTACACGGCGGCGTCGCGTAGGGCCGGCGCGACGCGACGCGAGGTGCAGTCGTGACGAAGTGGTATCGCTACGAAGCGACCCACTACGCGGCGCCCGCCGACGAGTTCGGCGAGTCGCGAGGGTTCGGCTCGACGTCGATCGTGCTGCACGAGTACGAGGTCGCGAGGACGACGCCGAAGGGCGTGTGGCTGCGGATCGGGTTCTACGGCGACTTCGCCGCGCTCGACGCCCACGAGCGCTTCGTTCTGACGAGCGCGCGCAAGCGCTTCGCGTGCCCGACGAAGCGCGAGGCGATGGATTCGTTCATCGCTCGAAAGAAGAAGGAGATCCGCATCTACACGGCCCGCATCGAGCGGGCTCGCGGCGATCTGCGCGCGGCCGAGTCGGTGACGCTGTGAAGGCGATCGACGTCGTGTGCGCAGCGTGCGGGGCGGGCGTCGGGTGCGACTGCGACGCGTCGACGGTGACGATCAAGACATCGTGGAGCGGGCGCTTCCATCCCGAGCGCGTTCGACTCGCGCAAGACACCGAGCGCGCGATCAACCGCAAGCTGCGAGAGCAGAAGTGATCGACCACCTGACGCTGTGCCCGGGGCGCGGGCTGAAGTGCAGCTGCGGGCGAGCTGCCGTCGTCTTCGCGCGCTGCAGCTCGTGCCGTGAGGTCGTCGCGCGCTGCGGCGACCCGAAGTGCGGCGACGTCGTGCGCGATGCGAAGGCGTGCTGCGCGCCGCCCTGGTGACCCTCGAGCTGCGCGCGACGTCTAGCAGTGCGTGCGGAAGTAGTCGAGCGCATGCTCGCCGCCGCCGTTCACGATCGCCGCGCTGATGTCGGTGCGCCCGATCGGCGACACCCACGGGTAGTGGCTCAAGTAGCCCTCGCCGTCGCCGTCGTACTGCCACAGGATGCGCTTCGCGACGGGGACGCCGAGCGACGCCCACACGTCTTCGGGAAGCGTGCCGGTGTAGCGCGCGACTTCCCAGCCGTCAGCGCCGAACGGGCACGCGCCGCCGACGCCCGCGATGCCGAGGTCGCGCGGCAGCGAGCCGCCGTACACCCAGACCTCGCGACCCGTCTCGTTTCGCATCGCCTCGACGAGCGGGCACATGTGATCGAGCCATTGCTGCTTCGTCACGCCATCGTTGTCGCCGTTCTCTACGTCGATGCACGGGTTCAGGCAACCGCTGCCCTTCGTCCAGTCGACGCCCGCGCGCTTGCACGTCAGCAGGAAGCGGTCGAGCTCGGCGCGCCACGCCGCCTTCGCGTTCGCGTAGTCATACACGCCGTACCACCAGTCGTGCCCGAGCCGGTCGGTCTGCTTCGCGGCGGCGATCGCACGCGTCAGCCACCCCTTCGGCGCCTGCGGATCGTTGTCGCTGTCGAACCACGCGCCCTCGTTCGCCTTGCCCCACCAGCCGTGCCACGGCGGGCCCGCGGCGATCAGCTTGGGCATCAGCTCGGGCGTGCGGCCGCCGAGATCTCGCGAGAACGTGTCGACGAAGAGCGGGTCGATCTGCATAGGGGCGATCGTAGCCGCTCGCAGCTCGCCGCGCCATCGCGCTCGGAAGCGTCTAGGGCTTCGCGGTGCCGCAGTCGCGCCACGCACGACGGCTGTACTCGACGAGGTCGGCGGTGTAGCCGGCGAGGGCGTCGAGCTGCTCGCGCGTTGCCGTCGCACCTGGTGGCAGCGACGCCAGTTCGGCGATGACGGCGGGCATCGTCGGCGGCGCTTGCGTCAGGCAGTCAGGGCTTCCCGCCACCACCCTTGCCGGCGGGGGCACCTGGATCGGGCACGGCGGCGGGGGCTTTGGACACGAGCTGCAAGCGGCTAAGGCCAGTGCCATCAGGGTGTGCTTCATCGGCAAGCTCCTTCTCCAGCGCGTCGCCGCGCTGCTCCTGGCGCTTCTCCGCGTCAGCCGCGGCGTTCGTCGCCGCGTTCGCCTGATCGACCTTGATCGCGTCGATGCCGGCTTCGCCTTCGCGTCGAGCTGCGCGCTCGCGAGCATCGGCCTCGCTGTTCTTCGCGTCCACGAGCTTGAACGCGAGCGCCGTCACGGCTGCGATCGCCGCGAGGGCGACAGCCGCGAACGCAGCGAGGACGATGATCGTCTCCACGTTACGACTTCGCAGCGGGGGCGGCGACCGTGTTCGCGGCGACGGCGGCGGCGAGCGCATCGGCGCTCGTCTTCAGCTGCGCCTGCAACGCGGCGAGCGCGGCGGGGTCGGTGCCGGCCGCGGCGAGCTGCGCGGCGAGTCCGTTGATGAGGGTGATCGCCGACTGCTCGACAGTGGTGTTCGCGGCGACCTGGGCGGTGAGGGCATCGAGAGAGGTGGACATGCGCTGCAGCGTAGCACGCACGTCCGCTACTTCAGCGCGTAGCGCGCGCAGCTCGAACAGGACGCGGAAGAGCAGTCCCACGTTGCCTCACGCCTTCGCGGGGTCTGTTCCAGCTTGGTGCCAGTAGGCGAGCGCTGCGCCGCCTGCGGCGATGATGGCCGCGCTCCAGCTCGCCTTCGCCGTCAGCGCGCCGATCAGCGCCGTGCCGATCGCGACGACGCCGCCGATCACGAGCGAGACGCGGCCCGCTCCGAGCTTCTTCAGCGAGTCGATCTTCGACAAGCCCTCGCACGCACCGACCGCGAGCACGAGCAAGAGCAGCGCCCAGCCGCCCGCGCTCCACGCGTTCTTGACCTGCGCGATGAAGCCGCCCGGGTCATCGGCCGGGTTCGTCACCGTCGAGGCGGGCGTCGGCGTCGCGTTCGCCGGCGGCGCCACGACGACGGCGCCTCCCGTGTCGCTCGAGCTCGGCGCGACACTGGCGTCGGAGCTGCTCGGCGCGACGCCGGCATCGACTGCGACGACCGCCGCCGAGCCCGAGCCCGAACCATCGGCGAGCGCGTGCGCTGGCAGCGCGAGGAAGACAGAGAGCAGGGCGAGGGATGCGAGGCGTCGGATCGTCATGCCGGCCATCGTGGCACACCCCGGCGCCGCGAGCCAGGGCCCTAGTGAAACGCCCAGTGGACGAGCGCCCCGATGATGCCGGCGACGACGCCGACAACCGCAACGAGCAGGTGGCGCTTGTGGTCGCGCTTGCTCTGTTTCTCGACCTGTTCGGCCTTCTTGTCTTCGTCGACCTTGGTGCGCTCTCTCGTCACGACGTCGACGAAGGTGTCGAGCTTCGTGCCGACGCGCGTCATCTCGACACGCACGTCGGCGAGGTGCGTGTTCGTCTTCGATTGCTCGGTGTTCAGCGCCGTCAGCTCGGTGCGCACGAGGCGGTTTTCCTCGCGCAGCTCGGCGTGCTCGTTGATGTCGCGCTCGGCGTACGTCTTCAGCTCGTCGCGCAGCTCGCCGGTTTCGATGCGAGCTGCTTTCGCTTCTTCGGTCGCCCTCCGCGTACGATGGATCAGCTCGTCCATCGGCGGCATGTCGATGGGAACGGAGTCCTCGGTCTCGACGCGCTTCGGGATGCCGCGGCGATCGCGGTCGCTCGGGGGTTGGTTCGGCATGTGGTGATCTTACCCGCTGTGCCGCTGGCTCGCGAACAACGGGTGAAGCTCGGCGGTCACCGTCGCGACGCCGCCCGTCTGCAAGCCGATGCCGACGAAACCGCCAATGTCCTCGATCACGAACGAGTGGTGTCCGACAGCAAGCTTCGCAGTGCCCGGCGTCAGCTTGCCGTTGACGATGCGCCCGTACTTGTCATTGAAGAGCGTCCACACGCCGTTCGTGTGGTCGTTGGTGTCGTCGCCGTCGGTGTCCGGCAATTGCCCCCACAGGAACACGTCGTCGGTGCCGACGGTAACGTGCACGACGAGTAGCCACTTCTGCGGCTTCATCGCGCCGATGAAGCCGATCTCGAGGCCCTGCGCGCCCGCGGGTGCGGCGGCGCTGATGTTTGCGATGCTCTTGCCGACTTCGAGGATCTGACGCGACATGGTTCTCCTTACGGGATCCGAGTGACGGTGGGGAAGACGGAAAGGCGAGACGTCGCGATGCCCGGGTACTCGTTCCCGTTCACGTCGACAGCCCACGCATCCCAGAAATACGGATCGGCGTCGCCGGTCGCGACCCATCCGCTCGTGCCGGCCGGCAAGATCGTCCCGACGGCCTGGCCCTTCTTCTGCGTTTGGTCCTGAATCACGACGGTGCCGTTCGAGCTCGGCGCCGCACTCGACAGTTGCCAGAGCGGCGGCACCTTCAAATCGGCCGTCGCTGACAAGTACACCGTTCCGCCCGTCAGGTCTACGAAGTTGCCCTGCGAGTCGCGGAACGTCAGGCGGATCGGAACCGTCTGCCCGATGGTGATGCGAAGGTCTTTCGTCGTGATCATCAGCTCTCCTCGGCCGTGTCGGCCTCGATGTCGACGTCGGCAGCTGCCGACTCAAGATCGACGTCCGCAGTCGCATCCGTCGCGACATCGACGTCGGAACCGCCCGCGAGCAGCTCGACCTCGGCCGTAGGGCCATCATAGCCGAAGTCGCGATCGTCCGCCTCGATCGTTCGCACGGGCGGGGGCGGGGCCCAGCTCGTTGACACGGTGACCTCGCACGCCGCGGTCGCCGTCGGTGTCTCGACATCGACAAGCGACGTGGGCGCGAGCAGCTCGGCGACACCGCGCGCGAACAGCTCATCGACGTCGGCGTGGTCGACCACGAGTCGCCAGTCGAACTCGGGCACGAATCGGACGATCGACGTCCCCGCGGCCGCCAGCGACGCCGACGCGAGCGACGCGCCGACCCCGATCATCGTGCCCGCGCCCGACGCCGACATCGCACCCGCGTTCGCCACGACGAGCAAGCCTGCGAACGCGCCCGTGCCGGCGACGGACAGCGCCATCGAACGCGTGACGCCGAGCGTGCCCGCCATCGTCGACGAGCCGGCGCACGACAGCGACGCGGAGAAGATGCCCGTGCCGACGATCGCGACTGCGACGCTGCCGGCCGCCGACATCGCCGCGGCGATCGCGAGCGCGACGTCGAAGCTGACACGCGAGTGACCGTCCGCCTCGAAGTTGCTAGCGACGAGAGACGCGCCCACGCCGGCGAGCGCTGACGTCCCGTTCCCCTGCAGCGACGCGGACGCGAGCGCCGCGCCGCCGAGCTCGAGGTCGCCGACACCCGCCGCCGAGAAGCCAGCCGCCACGCTGATCGCCGCGACGAGCGAGACCGTCGACGTGCCGGCCATCGACAGAACGGATCCGGCCCCGAGCGGAAAGAACTCGGCGTCGCTCGTGCCTGCCGACGACAGCACGCTCGCCGTCGCGATGCTCGCGATCGGGCTGAACTCGCCGTCGCCTGCCGTCGCCATCGACGCGACCACCGTCGACGTGTCGACGAGCGAGACGGTCGCGACGCCCGCGCTCGACATCGAGCTGTCCACCGTCGAGGTATCGACGAACGACACCGACGCGACGCCCGCGCTGGACAGCGACGCGTTCGCGGCGATCGTCGCAGTCAACGAGACCGCTGCCGTGCCGGCGATCGACATGCTCGCGTCAGCACGAGCCGCCCCAACGAGCGACACGCTAGCCGTGCCCGCGACCGACACGCTAGCGACGACGCTCGCCGCCCCCACGAGCGACACCGTTGCGACGCCGGCCGACGACAGCACCGAGGCAACCGTCGAGGTGCCGACCAACGAGACCGTTGCGACGCCCGAGCTCGACAGCACGCCCGCTGCAGCTGCAGCGCCCACGAGCGACACCGTCGCCGCGCCCGAGCTGGAGAGCACGCCTGCCGCAGCCGCGGCGCCCACGAGCGAGACGGTCGCAACACCCGCGCTCGACATCGACGACGCGACACTCGCGGTGGCCGTGAACGCGACCGTCGCGACGCCTGCCGACGACATCGCGCCAGAGACAGCGCCGCCCGTCGAGCGCAATGCGCTGATCGGCGTGCTGGAAATGGGTGCGAGTCCGAGCGCCATCCTTCACCACCAACTCATGTAGATGAAGCCAGGACCGCCGTCGCCGCCTCGGCCACCCGTGCCGCCAGACGTCCCGCCACCCCCGCCACCGCCACCCCCGCCGCAGCCCCACGCGCCGCAGCCGCCGCTTCCAGCTTGCCCGCTCGCCTTGCCACCACCGCCCGATCCGCCCGTGAACGCGAACACCTTCATCGGGAAGTCGGCATAGTGCATCCCCGACGTGAACAACGTGCCGACGCCGAGCCCGGGGTTCCCGTTCGCTCCGACCGCGCCGCCCGGGATCGTCGCGACGAAGCCGCCTGCCGTGACGTCGCCACCCGCACCGTTCGTCGTCGTGGCGTTCGAGCTGCCACCGCCCGAGCCGCCCATCGTCGGCACCGCGCCGGTTCCCCACGTCGCGGTCGCAGCGCCAGCCGCACCCGCTGCGCCGCCAGCTGCGCCGCTGGGCCCGCCGAGTGTGTTGTAGAACAGTGACCACTGCGCAAAGATCGACGTGCCGCCGACGACACCGCCACCGCCGGCCGTGCCGGCCGCGGCCGACGAACCACCGCCGCCACCGCCGCCAGCGTTGCCGCTGTGAAACACGAGGTCCTGCGTCGCCGCCGAGCTCGGCTCGGCCGACACGAACGAGTCTTGTCCGCTTCCGCCCGTCACACCCGTAGCGCCAGCTGCGCCGCCCGCGCCGCCCGCGCCCGCGGACAGGTAGAGAGTGCGCGGAAGAAATCGCACGGGGATCACCATCGCTGCGAACGTGCCGCCGCCGCCGCCGCCGCCACCGTCCGCGACGACGCCCGCGCCGCTCGTCGCGCCGCCGCCTCCGCCGCCTCCGCCGCCGAGCGTGAAGATGAACATCATCGACGCGTTTCGCGGGATGGTGAACGGCTGCCAGGCGGTCGAGCCCGCGACGGAGTTGCCCGGCCACCAGTAGTGGCGAGCGCCTCGCGGATTGAAGTTGGATGTGCCGAAGTGCATCGCTCGCTCTCACCAACACGCAACGTAGATGAAGCCCGGTCCGCCATCGGCGCCGCGACCTCCGGTTCCGCCGCTCGTGCCGCCCGCACCGCCACCGCCACCGCCACCCGAACCGACGCCGCCCTGCCCGCCCTTGCCCGCGGTGCCGCTCGCGACGGCGCCGCCGCCACCGCCGCCCGTGAACGCGAACAGCTGCCACGGAAAGTCGCCGCACTGTAGGCCCGCGCTGCCGAAGAGCTGCGCGTTCACCTGGAAGCCCGCGCTGCCCGCGCCGCCCGGCGACGCGCCGCCCTTCGCCGTCGGAATGAGACCCGCGCCGGCCACGTCGCCGCCTGCGGCCTGCGTCGTCGACGTGTTCGAGCCGCCGCCACCCGCGCCGCCAGACACCGCGACACCCGAGCCGCCGTACGTCACGTTCGTGACCGCCGCGCCCGTCGTCGCGCCGCCCGCGCTGCCCGCTTGGCCAGCGACAGCGATCATCACCCCGAGCGTCATAAACGAGCCGTTGCCGCCGATGTTGATGCCGCTCGCCGCGCCCGCAGCGCCGCCCGCAGCGTTCGTTCCCGCGCCGCCGCCGCCCGCCGTCGACGCGCCGCTCTGTGTGATCAAGAACTGTTGCCCGGTCGTGTTGTCCGACGAGATCGACGACAGCGGCCCCACGGTTCCACCGTTGCCCGCGCTCGCACCCAAGCCGCCGACCGTCGCTTCGAGATAGATCGTCCGCGGAAGAAAGCGCGCGGGGATCAGCAGCCCCGACGAAGCGCCCGAGCCGCCGCCGCCGCCGCCGCCTGCAGCAACGCCGGTCGCCGACGTGCGTCCGCCGCCGCCGCCGCCGCCCGCGCCGACGCACAGCATGTAGACCATCGAGATGTTCCGCGGCAGCGTCAGCGGCTGAAAGTTCGTGCCTTGCCCTGTGCTGTTCCCGACCATCCACACTTGCTGTGTGAATCGCGGATTGAGGCTGGGTGTTCCTGACGGGAAGTGCATATCGCTACCACCAGCACACGTAGATGAAGCCCGAGCCACCCGGGCCGCTCGCGCCGCCCGTGCCGCCGCTCGTTCCGCCCGCACCACCGCCACCGCCACCGCCACAACCCCACGCGCCTTGACCTCCGGCGCCCGCGGTGCCGCTCGCTTTGCCACCGCCGCCCGTGCCGCCTGTGAACGCGAAGAACTGCTGGGGCCAGTCGGCGACGAACGAGCCCGGCCCGAGCAGCGCGCCAGCACCGTACCCGGGATTGCCCTTGCCGCCACCTGCAGCGCCGCCCGCGACCGTCTTCATCAAGCCGGCGCCGGTGATGTTGCCGCCCGCGCCGTTGCCCGTCGTCGCGTTCGATCCGCCGCCACCGCTGCCCCCGGTGATCGCCGGCAGCACCGTGCCGCTTCCGCCGAACGGCACCGCGGTCGCTGTCGTCGCGTTGATCGCGCCCGCTTGCCCCGCTTGCCCCGCGACCGCTTGCCATAGCCCCGTCATCGCGAACGCCGACTGCGCGCGCGTCGCAATCGTCTCCGCAGCGCCCGCGCCGCCCGCCGACGTCGTGCCCGCGCCACCGCCCGTCGCCGCGGCCGTGCCCGAGATCAAGATCAGATCTGCCGCTGCCGTCGAGCCCGGCTGCGCCGAGACGATCGACCGCGCGCCGCCGTTGCCCGCACCGCCAGCCGCGGCCGATGCGCCGCCGAGCCCGGCGTTCATGTAGAACACCGTCGGAAGAAACCGCGCCGGGATCATCAGTCGAGCGACAGCGCCGCCGCCGCCCCCACCGCCGCCGCCCGCGATCGTTCCCGCGCCACCGGACACGCCGCCGCCACCGCTCGCGCCGCCTCCGACGGCGAGCATGACGAGCATCGTGGCACCTCGAGGTCGCTGCCACGTCTGCCACCCCGCAGCGCCAGCGATCGCCGGGAAGAACTCCTGGCCGCCAGCTCGCGGATTGAACCACGGCGAGCCGAACACCGCCGCTCCTAGTAGTCGCCGCCGAAGGTGGTTGCGCGCAGCGACGTGTTCGCGTTGTTGACGATGTGCGAGCTGATCAGGATGTAGTTCGCCGACCCGATGCGGAAGCCGCACGGCACATCGTAGAAGTTCGTCGCCGTCGTCGTCTGATCGGCCGTGATCGCCGGCAGCGCGAGCTCGTTGAACAACCACGTGTTGCTCGTCGTCGTCGAGCCGGTGTTGACCGTCGAGATGTAGATGCGAACCGTCGTCGCAGCCGTTGCCGTCGCCGCGGCCGACGCAACCGCCATGATGCGGATGACTTCGATGTACGAACCGTTCGCGCCCGGCGTGAACGCGAGGAAGATGTTCGTGCCGACGGTGCCGCTCGAACCGTCGCTCGTGGTCAGCGCGGCGCCGCCGAACAGCACCGAGCTGATGTTGGCGACCGCGCAGAATTGCGGCTGTACGTTTGCGCTCATTGCGGCACCATCCTCATTGCGAACGCGGCAACCATCGCGATGTCAGCGACCGTCGACGCGGGTTGATCGAGCCAGACGTTCTTCGTGCCAGCTGCGAAGTTGACGAGCGCGCCAGCATTCGACGACGCGAGCACGCGGTCGCGCGACAGCGTCGTGCCCGACGACGTGAACGTGCCGACACCAACCTCCCAGTTGCCCGCGCCGTCGTCGATGACGTAGTACACGACCTGTTTGTCGACGCAGACCGCAGAGAAGGTGCGATAGTCCGCGACCGCGCCCGCGAGAGTCACCGTGCCGGTGCCCGTCGTGGTCGTCGTCTCCTGAACACGGTCTGCGTAGATCAGTCCGGGCATCTAGGGGGTCAATCAGCTCGGCGGTAGCGCGCGGTCCATGTCGAGCTCGTACAGCAGCCACCCGACGCCGCCGCCGCGATTCGGCGCGCCGGGGTGAACGAAGCCGCCGATACAGCGCGCGAGGTCGACCGCCTCGCCGCCGAAGGCGTTCTCGTGGCTGACGCCGAAGATGCGGCGCGGGCGACGAGGCAGCGCGGTGTCGAGCACGTCGTACACGATCTTGATGATGTGGTCGTCGCCGGTCGTGTGCCGCGCGAGCATGATCGCCGGCTCGGCCGGGAAGATGCGCACGTGGATCGGGACGGCCCCGATCGGCACCTCTGCGACGACGTCGAGCTGCTCGCCCGACTTCCAGTCGATCGTGTACGTGAACGGCCCGCGCGGCATTTGCTAGTCCTCGGTGATCGTCGACGCCGTCGTGAGTGACGGCGTCACGCCGCTGCCGACGCTGAAGTTCGGCGAGACGGCGCCCGAGTACAAGAGCACACCCGCGCCTGACGTGGCAGTGCCGATGCCGCCGAACGTGATCGTGCCCGAGCCACCCGTGCCGGCCGGGAACGTGACAGCCGCGTGCGGGTTCGCGACGCTGCCGGCGACGTCGAAGCCGCTCGAGCTGCGCGCGACGCCAACGCGACCATAGCTCGTATAGCTAGTCTCGTTCGTCGTCTGCGAGCCCGCCTCGCCCGGGTCGGACGTGTGCAGGGAGAAGAAGAGCGAGCCGGCCGTCGACGAGCCGCGCAAGCCCGTCGCATCACCGATGTTCGCGGCGTTGGTGTTCTGGAACAGAAGCAGGAGAAGCGCGTTCTCCCACGAGTCGGACTTGCTCATTTGCCCTCCGGTGACGTGAACGTGAACGAGTCGATCAGCTCGACGAGCGTTGCCTTGCGTGCGATGCGACGCACACGGGACTCGTCGTCGACCATGGCGATCCACGCGTCGATGTCCGATGCGTGCTTCACCAGGATTCCCGTCGCGTCGGTCCTACGCGACACCAAGTGCGCGCGCACCTCGACGAGCTGCTCGTCCGTCATCCACGGCAAGCGCGCGTGCATCGTGCGCGTGATGAAGTTCGCCGGGTCGACCTTACCGCCGTCGCCGGGCTTCGTCGTCGGCTTCAGCGCGGCAGGGATGAGTCGGTCCCACCGTACGCGCTTCGCGTCGATGGGCATCATCTGCGCGACGACGATGCGGCTCACAGGCCCTCCGCGATGTACCAGGTCGCAGGCCCGACGAGCGCGCCCGAGGGGCAGATCAGGCTGACGATCGCGCCCTTGTACAGCGACGCGCCCTCGACCCTCGCTTCCTCGTACGGCACGCGCATGCCCGACGTCCACAGCGGCACGCTGATGCCCCACGTCGCGCTCGAATGCACCGTCGGTCCCGCCGTCGGGTGGTGCTGCGTAAGCGCGCCATCGAGCGCGAGTGTGCGCTTTTTGAACCCGTTGCCGCTGACGTCGGCGAGCTGGTTCGCGTCGATCGAGTTGTCGATCGTCTCGTTGCCGCTTGCGTCGAACGACTTCTGCCCGACGTACGCATCGGCGGAGATGCCGATGCCCTTCGACGTCAAGCCCACCGCGATGACGCGGCCGATCTGACCGTCGGGGCACGGCACGCGAAGCAGCGAGCCCGCGTTGATCGCGACCAGCACCGCGCCGTCGGGGCCCGCGCTCGACGCGCTGTCGTCGAAGCCCGCGCCCGTGAACCCGGCCTGCGTCACGACGGTGACCTCGGCGCCGTATGCGCCGTCGCCGGTCGTGCCGCCGCCCTGAACCGCGAGGAAGAACGTTTCCTGGTTCAGCGTCGAGTCGATCGACAGTCCGCTCTCGGTGAGCGTGATCGCGCCCGGCGACGCCGAGCCGTTGCTACTGCCGGCGCCGAGCGGCGTCTCGACGTGCGTCACGCCGTTGAACTTGTACAGCTGCGCGCTGATCGTGCCGGTCGCCGACGCCTTCTGGATGTCGACGCGGTACCCCGTGATGCGATCCCCGAGCTTCAGCGGGATCGGGTAGATCAGGCGCGCGGGCGCCGTCGCGGTGCCGAAGCTCCACGCGTTGCCCGCGGTGTTCAGCGTCGCTTCGGGCACCGACGCGTTCACCGTAGCGACCGCTGCGCTCGCCGGGATGTTGCGCGACTCGACGTGACACTTCACGTACTCCATCGAGCGCGGCGCGACGGTGCGACCACGAACGCAGAGCGGCACGCGCTGATCGTGCAGCACTGCGACCGCCCCCGCGGTGTCATAGAACTTGAAGCCCGCGGCCGCGCTGTACGTCGCGCCGACGACGATGCCGGCGACGACGACGCAGCCCGCATCGGGGTCGGGATACGCCGGGGCCGCAGCGGGCGTGCCCTGCTTCACCGATAGCGCGCACTGCACGCGACGCGTGGTGTTCGCGCCCTGCGAGATCAGCAGCACAGCGGGCGGCGTCGCGTTGTCGTACGTCTGCGCGAGCAGGTCGCCCTCGACGAACGAGAGCTGCATCTGGACGATGTCGACGCGCGGGTTCGTCGCGTCGCCGTTCGCGATCGCCAGCTCGGTCGTGCCGTCGAACGTGAACGCGAGCAGCGTCTCTTCGAGCCCATCCATGCCGGGCCCGCCGATGCCGGGCCCGCCCGCGCCGCTCGACGTCGGCGGCCGAGGGTTCGTGATGCGCTGCAGAAGCGTGCCGGGCGCGATCTGGACCTTGTTGTTCGCGCTGCCCTGACGCAAGTACGCGCCGCCCGGCGTCAGGCAGTACGCGTACGGCGAGAGCGGCGGGTCGATGCCGCGCTGCCCGGGGAACTCGGGATCGAACTGCGCGGGGCTGCCGGTGTTCTGGCCGATGATCAGCTGCCCGAGCACCTGATCGAGCAGCCTCGCGCCGAGGAAGCGCTGCGCGTTGTTGACCTGTTCGAGCGTGGCCTCGGTGCCGTCGTCGATCAGCTGCTGACGAAAGTTGTCGGTGATCATTGGTAGAGCTGCACCATCGAGGTTTTGCCGGCGAGGACCTTCGCTCGAAGGGCGTCAGCGACCGCCCCTTGCACCGCAGCGCGCGACGCCGGGATCAGCGCGATGACGATACCATGATTGATGCTCGCCCACCGCCAGCCGCGAGACCAGCACTGTTTTCGCGACCATCGGAACCCGTCGCGCGGCAGCTCGACGAGATAGACCGTTCCGCCGCCCGCTGCGTCGACGATCGACTGCAGCGCCGTCAAGATCAGGTCGGGCGTGACGGCGAACGGCGGCGTGCGGATGCGCTGTCGCAAGCTCGGGTCGCCTTCGCCGGCTTGCTTGAAGAGACCGACCTGTGCGGCCTGGAGCTCGAGGTAGACGCCGTCCGCGTACGTGACACGCGCCATGCGCTGCCAGTTCTTCGAGACGCACTCGCCGATCGCCATCATCTCGGCGAGCGCGTACACGTCGTCGCTGTTGTCGCTGCGGTCGGGCGAGCCGACATCTTGCGGCACGACGCCGCGGAAGATCTTCACCAGATCTTCGACGACGTCGCCGGGTACCGTGAACGTGGGCATGGTGTTGGTTGGTGTCGCTCGAGCTCGCTGCGACGCTAGTACGAGATCGTTCCCGCCTTGATGATCTGGCTGGGGAGCGGAACGATGTCGGCGGGCGGGAAGGCGACCTTGACCGACACGATGGCGGCCTGGTTCGCCGCCTTGCCCGCGGCCGACGCGTTCTCGCGCACGAACTTCTCACCGGGCACGAGCCGACCCATGTACGCGGTCACGGCCGCGGTGATCTGCGGCAGCACCGTGTTCGGGTCCGCGCCCGCCTTCAGCTCGACGTCGAGCTGCAGGTTCTGCGAGAACAGCGACGCGCCGATCACCGTCACGATGTCGCTCGCGCCACGCCACGCTGGCGGACCGTCGACGATCGCCTGCGCCTTCGCGGCGAGCGTCGGGTTCGAGTTGCCGTCTGCGTCGCTGATGTAGATCAGCACCATGTTCGGGCCGGCGACGACGACCGTCGCGCGCCGCACGCCCGCAGCGAGCTTCGCCGCGTACTCCAGCGCGTCGGTGGTGCCGCGACGAAGCACGAGCGGGAACTGCGTCGTGCGCGTCTGCAGGTCCGGGTCGGATTCCGCCTCGGCGCCGCCCGCGAAGCGCAGCGAGTTCGTCACGACGAACGCCGACGAGAACGCCGGCGTGTCCATGATGCGCGTGATCGCCGCGGCGTCGACGTTGCCGACCTTGCCGATCACCGTGCACGTCGCGCTCGCCGTCTTCGTCAGGTCGCCCGCGAGGAACGGCAGGTCAGCGTCGAGCGTGAAAATGGCGATCGACCCGTCGACCGGCGACGGATCGGTGGAGAAGCGCGTGCCCTTCAGGAACGTGCCCGCGTTGCCCGCTGCCGGGCGCGTCAGCGACACGGCGCCCACCGCGAAGTCGCCCGTGTCGCGATCGACGCCGCGGTCGTGGCACGTCAGCGTCAGCGCAGCACCCTTGCCGCCGAGCACGAGCGTGCCGCGGAAGCCCTGGGCGGCGCTGCCGATCACCATCGCGGCCATCGCCGCGCCGCCCGCGAGGTACGCGTCGGTGACGTCGCCATCGCGCACGACGAGCGCGGGCTGGCGCCCCTGCAGAGCTGCGAGCCCCACATCGTAGATGTCAGCGGTGCTAGGTGCTCCGGTCGCCATGCTTCTACCTCCGGGGGCCGATCACCGTCGGCACGGCCTTCGTCGTACCGACTGGAACGAACTCGACGATCAACGCGCTGCCGTCGATGCCCGTCATGCGCTGCAGCCGCACGTCGATGATCTTGCCGACGCGCGGGTTCTTGCGGGCGCGATCGCGCGTGCGCGACAGCAGGGCATCCGACGCGCTGCGCGTGATGCCGCGGAACACCGCATCGGTCGCGCCCGCGCCCCACTCGGGACGCGACGACAGCGCGCCGACGCCCGCGACGGTCTCGCGCCGCACGCTCTGGATCGCCGCGGCGTCCTTGGTGACGAGCTTCCAGTCGCCCGCCTCGATGGTCATGCCGCTGCCGAACGCGACGTCGGCGCCCGCGACGTCGTTCGGGTCGGGCTGTCGCGGTCGAAGCGGCGGCTTCGGTGGGAGGTAGAACGTGGGCATGTTCGTGTCGTTCGGCGCCGTGAGGCTCAAGGCGGGGGCAGAATCTGCCCCGAGATGAATTCTAGCCGGATGTTGCTGCGCCACCATCCCCCGTTCGGGATGACGGAGATCGAGTAGCGGTTCGAGTCGAGCTTCGCGATCGTCGAGTGCTCGCGCATGAACGGCGAGAACCCTGTCGAGCTCGAGGGCGAGCTGCTCGACGGCAGGTTCGTGCCGTCGAACACGAGCCACCACAGCGAGCCGATGACGGCGTACGCGATCGGCGAGTCGCCCTGGCGCACGTCGACGACCGCGACGATCGGCGTGAAACGCGCCAGCTCGGGATCGACGTTCAGCTGCGAGCCGTCGCTCGGCGTCAGCGAGACGTAGCGCGCCGTGCCGAGGTCGCCGATCGACAGCGGCAGCAGCAAGCTCGTGTGGTCGCTCGGCGTCAGCCCGAAGGCTGGCACCGCAACCGCAGACATGTCGAACGATGCGCCCTGATCAGACATCTTCGCCTCTAGGTGTTGATCGGGGCGGTCGCGCCGTCCCACGGAATCGCGAGCGCGCCGAGCGTGCCGACGAGGAGGAACTCCTTGCTGTCGCTGGTGTCGCCGTCGTTCGCCGCCGAGTCGGCATACACCCAGGCGTCGATCTGGTTGCCGACCTTACCGAGGCACGTCGCGTCCGACGTCTGCGAGATGCCGAGCGGGAACATCGCGAAGCCGCTCGCGCCCTGCAGCTGCGGCTTCGCCGAGTTCAGCGAGCCCGCGCTGCCGCCGAGCACCTCGGCCGAGCCGCCGCACGACATGTTCTTCGCGACCGACGACACGACTGCGCGCGTGACACCGCCGCAACCGCCGCTGTAGCCGCCGACGAGGTTCGATTGCGTCACGTTGCCGGTGATGCCGAAGAAGCCCCACACGGGGTTCGCGATCACCGACACGCTGCCGTCGACCGTCGACGTGAACTGTTCGATACGCGTGATGCTCTGCAGCACGTTCTGGCGATAGACCGCCCAACGCACGAGCTTCTTCGTCGAGTCGATCCACATGTGCAGGCGGCGATCTGCGCTCGCGGTCGAGCCGACAACCGACAGCGCGCTCGCGTTGACGACCTGTTCGTCGGTCGCGGTCGGCTTCTGCGCGGGTGTGCCCGCAGCGACGTAGAGACCGCCCGGCGACAGGCCGATGAAGCACACGTCGTCGCTCGAAGCGTCGTACGCGAGCAGCAAGTCGGCGCCGCTCGCGAGCGTGTACACGATCCACGACTGCGCGCCGCCCGCGCCGTTGAACCGCGTCGTCGTCTTCGTGTGGTCGGTCCAACGGTTCGTGCCGTCCATCGCGCCCGTGGTGCCGTCGCACGAGCCCTTGCACGTCAGGCCGTTTGCCGACACGCCGGCCGGCTTCGGAAGGAACTGGTTGACGCCGCCGAGCTGGAACAGCAGGTCGCCCATGCACTGGTTCAGCGTCGTGAACGGCAGTTGCACGTTCGGCGTCAGGGTCCAAGTCTTCTGCGGGGTGGGAGCGGGCATCGTTGGTCCTATTCTGCCTTGAGGATGCGAGCGAGGTAGGTCTCGGCGCCCGCTTCGAACTCGGAGATGGCTTCTTCGATCGCCACCGCTTCAGCTACGAACGCGGCGCCAGCTGCAGCGATCAATCCCGCGGGGCTCGTGAGACCGCCGACAGCGAGCGCGGGAAGCTGCGTCGCGATTGCTGCATTGTACACAGTCTGCGCCGCGATGAACGTGGCGATCGCCGCGTCGTAAGTGCCCTCGGCGCCGATGCGCTTGTCTTCGGCGGTCCGGTGCGCCTCGACGACGACGCCCTGCGCCTTGCCGGCGAACGAGCGGACCTCGACGGCGTCGCCGATCACGAGCACCTTCCCGGGCGCGAGCCCGCCCGGGTTCTGCCCGGTCGGGTGCATCGCGAGCAGGTACAGCTCGCCCTCGAAGTCGCCGTGGTCGCTGCCGAGCAGCACCTCGGTGCCGGCGTCAGGGATCAGCCACACGCCCGCGCCCCGAGCTGCGCACAGCGGGCCGAGGTTCGCCTTCACCGGGGTGCCGCCACGGTGCAGCTTGCAGTGGATGATCACGTCGCCTTCTTCGTTCACCTCGAAGTGCGAGGGCTCGCCGTCCCACGCCTCGACGCGCGCGGCCATCGTGTGAATCTGGCCGTCGTCGCCGAAGTACCGCCGCGCGCTTGCTTCGCCCATCAGCCCGCTCCCGAGATCGTGTCGGCCTTGATGTCGCCGTTCGACCACTGAATCTCGCGACGCTCGTACGCGAAGTTGACGCCCTCGCCACTGATCGTCAGCCCCTGATCGTGGCTGTAGTCGTACGTGATCACGCGCGTGTAGTACGCCTGGGTGATCTGGGTCAGCCGCTCGTAATTCTCGGCAACGAACGCAGCGACGCGCGGGTGGTAGCCGAGCGACAGCAGGAACTCCTCGCGCTGCCCGCTGTCGAGCGCGCGCATCGCTTCGCCGTTGAACGGGTCGAAGCGCAGCGCGATCGGGTCGCCCGCCTGCATGCGAAGCAGGTCGAAGCCGTCGTCGATGCCGAGGAAGCTGGCCGCTTTCTTCGCGAGGAAGTTCGAGCCGTCGCCACGCGGAGCGCGCAGGTGACGCGTCTCGAACTTGTACACGGTCTCGGCGCGCGCCATCAGCTCCCAGCGCATCTTCGCGAAGCGCAGCGCCGACTCGGCGTCGTGGCAGTACGTCGGCGCGGGCAAGATCAGATCCTCGTTCTTCTTCAGGCCGAGCCCGATCGCGAGCTTCTGATCTTTCTCGGGGTACACGACATCGAACTGCCGTCGCCCGCCTGCATCCCAATACACGATGCGGATGCGCGGCACGCGCTCCTTCGCGAGCTTGCGACCGGCTTCGAGCGACTTCAGATTGCGCCCGTGCACGAGCGTCGCCGCGGCGAGCAGCTCGCTCGACGTCTGCGTTCGCGGCGTCGTGATGACGATCTGCGAGCCCTTGACGAAGACGATGAAGCCGTTCTGGATCACCAGGTCGTAGATCACGTCCCACGTGGTCTTGCCTTGCTTGACCCACATCCCCTTTTTCTTCGTCGAGCGCGCGCTGCCGTTCGACAGGAACTCGGTGGGCGGCAGCGGCGTGCCGTCGTCGTCCTTGACGTCCCAGACGACCTCGAACCGCGCCGAGCTCGACTCGGGCGCTGCGCTGTCGGCGATCTGCTGAACCGCCTCGACGAGCGGGATGCCGGCTGGCACTTGCTTCCGCGGGTCCCATTCGGGGTCCAAGATCGCCGTGTAGTCGCGACCCGAGACGCGGAACTCGTTCTGCGACTTGTCGATCTTGATCGTGTCCTCGTCGGCGATGCCGCGCACCATCTCGTTGTCGTCGACGGCCCACTCGTACCCGGGGCCGAAACGGTCGTCCCACATGTAGATCCGCGCGAACATCGACGCGATGCCTTCGGGGTCGAACGGGAAGACGCGCAGATCGAAAGTCGCGTTCCACGTGTCCGCTTCGTGGTAGCCGTTGCGGCTCACCGTGCACGAGCGCGGGCGTACGTGGTCGATGGTGAACTCCTTATTGGGGCCACCGCGACCGTCGAAGACGACGTGGAGCTGAATGCCGCAGCGCGGGCGATAGATCGCCATGGCTCGCTACCGCTGCCGCTCCGGGATGATCAGCGACGTGCCGACGACGAGCGCGATCGAGTCGAGGTCGTTCGCGTTGTAGATCAGCCGCCAGCTGTTCGGCGTGCCGTAGTACCGCGTGCTGAGGCGCATCAGCGTTTCGCCCTGGCGCACGACGTGAATCGTCAGCGGGTGCTGCGCTGCGCGCGCCCTCGCGTCGCGGGCGGCCGCCCGGCTCGAAGCCGCCATCAGCGTCGCATCGCGGTGCGCGTTGCGCGACCACTCCTCGAACGCGAGCCCGCCCACGACGTCATCGTAGGCGACGACGTCGACGGCGGCGAGCTGCGAGATATCGAACGCCATCGCGTCGGCGGCGTCCGCCGTGCGATCGAACGACGTCGCGAGCGCGAGCAAGCGCCCGAGCGTCTGCTCGGCGAGCGTCGTGGCGTCTTCGACGAGCAGCGCGTCGAACGCGATCGCGTCCCACGCGGCGTCGGCGCGCCGCAGCTCGACGCTCACCGAGTCGAGCGTCTGCACGAACGTCTCGACGTCCTCCGTCTTCGCGGGCACCTCGGCGACCGCGATCGTGTTCGCGTCGTACTGCCCCGAGAGCAGGTCGTCGAGCTCGGAGAGACGCGAATCGGTCGGGTGCGCCTGCGGCGCTGTCGCGGGCACGCGGCGGAAGTCACCGACGTTCTCGTTCGTGTGCGGCGAGAACTTGATCGTGTAGCCGATCTCGCCGTCGGTGCGATAGCGGATCTTGACGCTCTGGATGATGCCGACGAAGCTGCGCTTGCCGAGCTGCACGCGCACGAGCGGCACGCGACCCGCCATGCGGAGGAACTCGCGCTCGGTGTTCTCGGCGAAGCCCTGGCCGGCCCACTTGTCGAGCCACTCGCCGTGCATCTCGAACGGCGGCCACTCGGCGCCCATCACCTGCTCGACGACTTCTTCGGAGAGCGGGTCGAGCTCGCGCACGGTGTTGATCTGCAGCTCGTATTCGAGCTGCTCCTGCGGCATCGAGTGCGTGCGGCTGTCCCACGCGAAGACGACGGGCGTCTCTTCGGTCTGCCCGGCGCCGAGCCGTCGAAGCTCGGTGATGCGGATGCTTGCGGTGTTCGCCATCGCTTAGAGACCGCCGCGCGTGTACACGGCGCCCTTCGCCTGCGTCGGCGCGCGCATCTTGCGAGACACCTTCGCGTCGAGCTCGGCCATCCAGCGGTCGGGGTCTTTCGCGCTGACTTCGACGTGGATCGTGTTGTTGATCGTCTGGTGGTTGACCGCTTGCGCCTTGAACGGGTTTTTGGCGTCGGGGCCGGCGATGATCTTCATGACGTCGGCCATCGAGAGGTACTTGCCCTCGGCGAGCAAGCGCACCGCTTCCGACATCGTCGCTTGCAGCGCCTTCTCCTGATCGACCATGTCACGCTGTCCCTGCGGCATCTGCGAGAGCGCGGCGTAGAACAGCGCGTTAGTCTCGGTCTGCGCGCCGACGTTGCGCGACTGCAGAAGCTCGGCGTACGCCGTCAAGATCGTCTGCATCCCGGCGCCCGCGAGGTTGCCCGAGCCTTCGTACATCTTGAAGCGCTCGTCCTGCGTCTGTAGGTAGTTGATGTTGCCGCCCGGACCCGCGACCTGCTTCAGCTCGCCGAACTGGCCCGACGCGACGGCGGCCGTCACTTCGCGCGTCGCGCGCTTCATGAAGTCTTCGTCGATGATGCCCTCGGTGCTCTTGCCCGCGCGAAACGCATCGTTGTAGTGGTTCACCATCTGGCGCGCGTAGTCTTCGGCGCCCGCGAGGTTCGCCGCGGCCTGCGAGCCGCCCGCGCTCTTGCCCGCCAGCTCGTTCAGCTTCTTCGACGCTTCGGCGACCGACTCGTCGAGTTCTTCCATCTGGCGCACCGTCTTCGCGTACGCCGCTGTCACCTTGTCGGTCTTGTCGAGCAGCTCGCCGTTGACGCGCACGACGCCGGCGATCGAGTCGGAGAGCCCGCTCTGTTCGTTGATGTACGTGCCGATCGCGTAGCCGACCGCAAGCGCTGTCGTCGCGGGGCCGATCGAGCCGAGTCCCGCCGCCCCGCCTCCCGAGCTCGCCGCAGCTGCAACGCTGTTGGCCATGCCCTGGCCGAGGTTGCCGAGCATGCTACCGATCTTGATCGCCGCGTACGCCTTCGCGATCGCGACGAGCGTGTCGGCGTGGTTGTACAGGAACTCGAAGACGCTCTTGATGGTCTTGAACCCGTCGACGAGCTTCTCTCCGACTTCCTTCGCGAACGCGTCGACCTTCAGCGAGTTCTTCTCCAGCCACTCGTTCCACGACTGCACCTCGGCGGTGATCGCCTTGAAGAGCGGCAGGCCGACCTTGCCGAAGAAGAGCTGCAGCCGATCCTCGAGCGTGCTCACTACGCCGCTGAAGCTGCCGGTAAACGCCGCCTGTGCCGACTGCATCGCGGGCGATTCGAGCACGCTCTCGACCATCGCGCGCCGCTTCTCTGGCGACAGCGCGTTGAATGCCTTCGCCTCGGTGTGCGCGAGCCCGAGGATCAGCTGCACGGTGCTGTTCTGCTTCCGTGCGTTGCCCTGAAGCATCTCGGTGATCGCGAACGCGGTCTCCTTCGTCTCCTTGCCGAACACCTTCGCGGCGAGGCTGCCCTTCGTCGCGATGCGCTCGATGTCGCCGAGCCCGCCGCCCGTCTGAATCGTCGCGATCGTGATCGCGTTGCCGAACTCGGTCAGCTCTTGCGTCGTGATCGGCAGCTGTTGGCTGATGCGCTGATACCGGCCGTACAGCTTGTCGGCGCCCGCGCTCGCTTGCTCCCAGCTGACGCCGTAGCCGGCCCCGAGCATCGCAGAGAGCGAGATCTTCGCGTTCTGCACTTCCTCGTTGAACCCGATCAGCGCGTGCTTCGCCTCGTGGATGCCGATGCCGATGCCGACAGCAGCGAGCGCGTGCGAAAGCCCCGACGTCGCGCTGTGCGCGCTGTGCGCCGCGTGCTCGACGTCGTTCAGGCCCTTGACGGCGTTCTCGCTGCGAACGCCGTAGACCGTGTCAACGCGATAGGTGGCTGCTTCGACGAGGCCCATGTTCCCTTCGTGTCGGCGCCGGCGTCCGCGACGTCAGACGTCGTCGTGGTCGCCGCCCTGTGAGTTGTGCTGCTCGATGTGGTGGTTGACGCGGTCTCGAATCATCTCACGCTCGATGTTCGTCAGCTTCAGCCACTCGCGCAGCGTGCCGGCTGCGCCCTTCAGGTGCCAGGCGACCCAGGTCCACTCGGTGACGAGGGCGTACTGGAGGCTTCGGCGGGTGTTCCGAAGCTGTCCGCCAAAAAACCCTCGCGCTCCTCCTTCGTGATGCCGTTGTAGCGCGTGAAGGCAGCGGTGACGAAGTCCTGTGTGCGCAGGTTCCACTTCGTCCACGCCGTGAAGGGGCGCACGACCAGCTCGCCGTTCACCTTGCTGATCGACTGCGCGATCAGCTGATTCAGGTGCATGACGCCCATCGCGGTTTGGTTCGACGCCGCGCCGCCCGGCGCCACGATGCGCGCGAACGCGTCGAGGCTGTCGTCGCCGATCAGCTCTTCGAGCTCGAACGTCTCGATGCTGACACCCTTGTACTTCGTCAGAGAGAAAGGCTTGCCCATGTTCCCGTTGCTTCCCGTTCGTCCGGCGGCTTGGTTGCCGTCGCACCTCGAGGAAGCGACGTCGGCTCGCGTCGCGCCCCGCCGGCGCCGCGCGACGCAAACCGATCAGGTGAAGAACGAGCCGAAGCCGGTCCACGAGTCCATCAGGTAGCCGGACTCGGGCAGGTTCGTGTCGTCGAGCGCGAGGATGAGGTCGCCGTGCAGCGTGTTCGTGCGCACGTCCGAGCTGCCGTCGCGGTAGCTGTACGTGATCGCGATCGTCACGACGGGGAACACCGTGCCGTTCTTGTCGGCCTGCTCGAACAGGCCCCAGACGGTGCGCCACGCGTGGTCGCGCTTCTCTGTCTTGAAGCTGAAGTCGTACCCCTTGATGTCGAGGTCGCCGACTGCTCGCTTCATGCCCGGGAAACGCTTCTTCGCGATCTCCTTGTCGGGCTTGATCGACAGATCCTTGATGGTGGAGAACGAGCCGCCGAGCCGCCGACCATCGACGGTCAGCTGCGCGTTCGCCTCTTTCGCTCGGATTTCGGTCGCGGCCATCTGCCCTCCGTGTCGCTCGATCTGCGAGCGACGTCAGTACGTGAACGTGTCTACTAGCCCTGATCGGTGATCACGACGCTCGTGCCGGCCTCGATCTGCAGCTGCAGGTAGAGGTTCTTCGGGATCAGCGCGACGCGCACGAGATCGCGCTGGATGCCGTTCTTGCGGTCGGTCGCGGTGTTCACCGAATCGTTGTTGACGACCGTGAACTGCGGATTGCCCTGATCGTCCTTGTCGACGAAGCGCTCGGCGTCCGCCAGCTCGGTGAGCCAGCCTTCGAAGGCGCCCTTGCGCTTCGCGCGCGCCGTGGGCGTGTTGGGCTTCTTTTCGTCGCCGCGCATGCGCGTCGCGAGGCCCATGATCAGGTACATCTTCGAGCGCTCGCCGTCCACCTGCGAGTTGTTCAGCGTCAGGTCGGCGGTGCGCCCGTTGCCGAACAGGAACACGTCATTGTTCGACGGGTCCACGTCGCGGTTCATGTACGTCGAGCCGCCGAGGTCGAGGTTGTCGCGCTGGCCGTCCTGCAGCTCGAACGCGAGACGCGTGATCTCCGTGTTCAGCTCGGCGGTGTCGGCGACGCCCGGGTGGATGTCGTACTCGATCTGCGAGAGCACGCCCGCGAGATGCGCGTGGGGCTCGTTGACGGTCTCGATGGTCGTCACGCCGTCGATGTAGTACGGGTGGTTGAACACGGGCACGATCGCGCGGTGGCGATAGCCCGCGAGCTCGGTCACCCACGTGGTGTCGGTGACGGTCTCGCTGTCGGGGCAGATCAGCCACAGCGAGAGGTTCGCGGTAGGCGCGAGCGCAAAGATCTTGGTCTTGATCGCGCTGTTGCTGCGACCGGCGACGAGCTTGCTGTCGATGCCGCGCGCGGCGTGCAGCGTCTCCATCGTCTTCCCGGTGCCGGTGAAGTCGGCGTCGGCGATCGTGCCATCGCTGCCGGCGACCGTCGTGTAGCTCGCGATCGTGGCGCCGAGCGGGATGTACCCGTTCGCGTCGGCGCCGTCGGTGTTCGCCGCGTTGTTGATCGGGCGACCGCCCGCGAGCTTCGTCAGCACGATCGGCGTCGCGTCGTCGCTGCCAACCACCACGGCGGTGTTGTCGTCGGTGCCGTTGATCGAAATGTTCTCGAACAGCCACGTGCGGTCGTACAGCTTCACCGACAGGTTGAACGACGTCGTGACGCCGTTCGACGCGTTCACGACCTTCACCTTGATGTCCTGGCCGTGCAGACCCGGCGAGCGCGCCGCGATGTGCAGCACCTCGGTGCCGCCGCCGCCCGCCGCCGTCTCGGCGTTGTAGCTCGACGTCGTCGCGTCGCTCGCGATCGTGCGCACGACGTAGAACTTGCCGAAGCGCTTGCCCTGCAGCGCCCACCAGACCTTGCCGCGCAGCGTGCCGCCGTTGATGCCGTAGTCGCGCCCGCCGAACACGTCGAGGAAGCGGTCGATCGTCGGGCAGTAAACGAGCTTGTTCGCGGGGCCGCGCACGCACTCGCCGACGAAGCCCGTCGTGCCGCGGAAGATGCCGCGCAGCGGAGGCGTTACGGCCTTCTGCTGAATGTAGACGCCGGGGGCGCCGAACGAGTCGGAAGTGCTGACCTGAAAACGCGGCTGGGGCATCGCGAGGCTCCTGCTAGGGGGTGAACGGGTCGGTGTTGCCGTCGCCGTCGACCGTCAGCTCCAGAGCGTTCTGAAGCTGCGACAAGTCTGCCACGGAATCGACGGGCGTGGAAAGGTCCTCGGTCACTGCGAGCACGATCGTATCGGACGTCGGGTAGTCGCGCGGAATCATCAGCGGCGCGTCGAGCTGGAACGGCAGGAACGACCACAGGCGCTCGTCGTACGCGAACTCGGCGCTCCACGTGCTCGTGTCGATCTCCGCGGCTGCGGTGCCGAACGGGATCACGACGCCGCCGACGGTGACGCCGCTGATGTCGACGAGCAATCGACCGGGCGCCGCGTCGTCGCGGAAGAACACCAGCGCGACATCGTCTTCGAGCTGCTCGCGTTGAGCTGCCGAGCGCGACGCGATCCACAGACGGCCCTTGCATCGCATCGTGCCGATGTGGCTGAGGTACTGGCCCGTTTCCGCCTTGAACAAGTCGCCGTGGACGTAGTTGTCCTCGGCGTCGGTGCGATAGAAGCCCGCGAGCAAGTACCCGGGGTCGCCGGGCTGCAGATTCGGATCGACCTCGACCCACTCGTCGGTGCTGATCGCCCACTCGCTGCTGTCGATCAGCACCGCGAGCGCGGGATAGACCGTGCGCATGCTCGGTGGCGCAGCGACCACCGTCGGCTTCTCGGGGAAGCGGACGATCGCGGCGATCGCGTCGCCGAGCTTCTGCGCGGCGTAGGTGCGGATGCGGCTCACTTCTTCGCCCGCTTCCGCGTCGTGCGTCGACGTCGCGACGTCGTGCGCGACGCGAGCTTATTCCGCTTTCGCGTCGCGGCGAGCTCGAGCTGCGCGATTCGCGCTTCGAGCCGCACCATGCGGCGTTCGAGGCAGTCGTGCGTGTCGCGAACCTCGCCGCGCAGCTCTTCGACCGTGCTCGTCACGGTGCTGATCTGCTTCGTGTGATCGGCCTGGTGGTTGCGAATGTCCGCGATGTGCTCGCCCATGTTGGCGAGCAGCTCCAAGATCCGTACCCCTTGATCCGCCATCCCCTCGACGCGCAGCGCGAGCGCATCGAAGCGACGCGGCAGCAGCGCCAGATCGGACACGTCTTCGCGTGACACGATCGGGTTGTTCGCGTCGCCGTACTCGCCCTGCTTCAAGCCGCTGCCACCGTTCACGCGGCGCTCCTGCTGTTGAGGATGCGGACGATCTCCTCGCCGAAGAACTTCAGGCCGTCGGGGACGCAGCTCGCGAACACGTACGTCGGCGGCTGTCCCCGTTCGCGAATCTTCTGCGCGATCGCCCAACTCGCGCGCTCGGCTTCCTTGTCGGACAGCCCGAGCTTGCGCGCGGCCCAGCGGGCGATCGCCATGCGGCCTTCGGGGCTCACCGGGTGCGGTCGCGCGCCGAGCTCGACGATGCCGGCGTGCGGGGCGTCAGCGCGCACAGCGACAGAGCCGCCCGGAAGAAAGCGCCCCTGCGCGTCGCGGTTTTGCTTCACCACCCTGATCGAGTTCTTCAGGATGCCCATGTCGGTGATCTTGCGCTTGTCGATCTCTTCCATGATGCGAGCGCGCAAGCGCTGCGCAGCTGCGTACGCCGCCGCCTTCGCGGCGTTCGGCACGCGCTGGCCCTCGCGCTTGAGGGCGCGCGCGAGGTCCTTGGGCTGGATGACGATCGTCGGCATTCGTCGCTACGGTTCGGCGCCGTCGAAGTTCGACATCGGCGCGGTCTGATGCAGATGGATTCGCCAGTCGCAGTTATCGCCGCGCCGATCGCCGCGCCGTGACACCGGGTCGCCTTGCAGCACGAACCACTGATCGGGCTGGCCCTGTCCGCCGTCGTCGATGATGCGATACGCGACTTCGAGCGTCGGCAACGCCTTGGGCTGCAGGTCGAGCGCGCTGTACTTGAGGCTCACCTCGGTGAGGATGACATCGCCGGTCTCTTCGCGGCCACCGGGGCCCATGCGGTCGTTCGGCGTGTTGCGCACGAGCGGCCGCGGTTCGAGCTCGAGGATCGTCACGCTCGGCGTGCCTTCGCCGATGCGATCGCCCGACCACTGTCGCTGAACGATCTGCACGCGGTACGTGCGCGTGCCCAGCGAGCCGTGAATCGATCGCCTGATGTCGTCGATCGACTCCGACAGCGAGTCGATGAACGAAACGTCGGGGTCGAGGTCTGACGGCATCGTGGACTCCGTGTCGCACGGCGCCGTGCGACGTCAGCGCGTCGACTTAGGTGTGGTGACCGACCGCGGCGCCCGCGACGTGCGCGCTGTACGCGCCACCGCCCGCGACCGCCGAGAGCGTCACGCGCACCGACACGGCGCGCGTCGGCATGCCGTTCGCGTCGGAGAGCGTGACCTCGACGGCCTTGTTCGCACCGGCCGGGAAGCTCGCCTCGGTGAGCGTCGACACGAGCGAGTAGTTCACGCCGTCGAACGTCTTCTCCACGAGGATCGTCGCGGTGCCCGCGTCGGTCAGCTGGTTGACGAACACCGACACGTGGTCGAGATCGCGGATGTCCGCGTTGCAGTTGTCGGCCGCGGCATCGAGCTTGCCGGTGGTGCCGGTGTCGGTGCCCATGTCGAGATCGCGGTGGAGAAGCTTGCCCTTGAACATGTGTCCTCGCTTGTGTGCTACGAAAGTGATGGTGCCCGGCTAGGGCGTGCGACGCAACGGGAAGGAACGCCGCACGTCCCTAGCCGGATCCCGAACTAGTACCCGCCTCGCGGACCGACGCCGGTCGGTTGCCCGAGATCGTTGGCGAAGCGAGGCTCGCTCGGGTCGCCAGAGAAGAACCCGTCGCCCGGCAGCGACGCACTGAACACATCGCAGTCGGGCGGCACGTTGACCTTCAACCAGCGCGCGAGTCTTCCCACGGCTTGCCGACCGAGGGAACGAAGCTGCCCGATCTCGCGCGCGGCGTCGATCTTCAGCGAGCCGTCTTCGACCGCCTGCAGACGGATGCGCACCTTCGAGAGCTGCGTATCGATGCCCTGCAGCTCGGTGAGGATGGGCATGATGATCGGCCGCGCGGTCGTCTCTTTCGAGTCGAGCCCGTTGATCGCACGGATGGCCGGCCCGTCGTCCTCGAACACCGAGCGTCCGAGGTAGAAGAGCATCGTCGCCTTTTCCGTCGCGGTGAACGCCATGGGTACCCGCTAGCGCCTGCGCTTCGCGCGCTCGAAGGGAACGTCTTCGAGCGGCGGGGGCTTGCGGTTGTGCGCCTTCGGGTGACCCTGCGCGCTTCGATGCCACGCGGGCACGACGCGGTCGCCGGTGATGCGCATGATCTGGGGCTTCAGCGGATCGCCCTGGCTCTGCCCCTTGTACTCGGTCGTGAACGCGCGGCTGATGCGCGTCGCCTGGCCGGGCTTGAGGACGACCGGCTTGTCGCCGCCGTTGTTGAACTTCGCGGGCTGCGAAGAAACGTTGATGACGTCCTCGAGATCGTCGTCGACGTCGTCGCCCTCGGGCACCTCGAAGTCGTACTCGGGCTGATCGGACGGCGGCGGACGCAGCGGATCGCGGCCCCCCTTCGTTGCGGCGGGGGCTGCGTTCTGCGGAGGCTGGTTCGACATACTTTCTTCCCGTTGATGCGCGCGAGAGCGTTTCCATCGGCGGCGCGCTCGCACGCGTCACGCGCCGCCGATGTCCGGCTATGGTGCCGGCGCCCTTGAAGTCGCTTACGACTCAGTGCGCGCGAGGATGTCGGTGATCCACAGCGACGCGTTCGGCCGCGTGTTGCGCAGCTGCAGCGTCGAGACGAGCTGCCAGCGCTCGTAGTTGCCGAGGCTCGACAGCGCGATGATGTTCGCGACGAGCGGGCCACCGACGGGCGCGCCGACCATCAGCTGCTCCTGCGGGAGACCCGCGAGCGGCGTGGTCGCCATGATCTTGCCGCGCGCGATGCGCGACGGCGCGACCGGCAGGAACTCGACGCACCACGACGGCTCGTGGAAGAAGACGAGGTTTCCCTTCGGCACCGAGATGTCGCGGAACACCGGGATGCCGTTGACCTCGACGGCGTTGTAACCGAGCTTGACGCCGATCGCCTCGCCGCGGATCTGGGTGTCCTGGTTGATGCGACGGTCGTCGTCGACGAGCGTGCACAGCAAGCGCCACACGTTCGGCGTCGTGACGCCGTACGTCGGGTTCTTGCCCGACGCCGTGAACGACTGCTCCAACCCGTACTCGATCGTGTCGAGCGTGATCGGACGCGGGATGCCACCGTTGCCGAGCTTCGTGCCCTGCCACTGCGGGTAGGTGATGCGCGACTGGCCGCCGTAGCTGCCGGCCGTGTCCATCGGACCGTTCGCCGCCGTGATGCCGAAGATCTTCTGCGGCGAGCCCGAACCGTCGCCGGTCCAGATGTCGTCGTTCACCTTCTTCGCGGCGCGCTCGCGCGCCTCGTTCATCTTGAAGAAGAACGCGAGACCGAGCTCGGTCTTGCTGAACTGCGCGACGTCCTCGGCACGACCCGTCAGCTTGAACGCATCGCCGTACTCGCCCCACGCCAGCGTCGCGAGCACCTGCGTATCGGTGTTGAACGTGCCGACGTCGGCGCCGTCATCGAACACCTGGCCGGTGCCCGTGCCCACGCTGATGTCCCAGGCGACGTTCTTGCCCATGCCCGGTTCCTTGCGGAACAGGTCGGTCGTCACCGAGCTGCGGTTGTACTGCTTCGCGATCTGCTGACGGATGAACTGTTCGAGAGCGGGGTCGAGCAGTGCTTCGTTGATGTCGGTCATGGACCTGCCTTGACGGGTGCGCCGCGCTGCACGCGCGGGAGAGGGTGTTCAGCTCTGACGCGTGACGCTGCGTCGGCGACACCCGATGACGCCCGGGGAGGCGAGCCACTCTTGCGAGTGGGGTCCGTGCCTTCAGTCAGCTACCACAACAGCAGTATCAGCACGCGATCGCTCGCGCAAGGGCCGTTCGTGTCGCTCGAGTACTGCGCGACGCGAACGCCGCCGAAACGCCTACTTGACCGGCGGCGTGACGGTCTCGAACGGCGACTCGCTGGGCGGCAGCATCGTCTTCGCGCCATCGATCGACGTGATCGTGTCGACGTTGTCGGCCGCGCCGGCGATCGCCTTGCCGAGCTCGGCGAAGCCGTACACGCCATCGGCGGGTGGCGCCGGAAGCGGTTCGACGCGCGCGACGAACCACATGCCGTCGGGGTCATACGGCGTCGTGATCGGCTCGTTGTTCGAGCTGCGGTACGTGACGAGCGTGCGCTCGGCGTTCGCGTCGATCGCATCGAGCCGACGCGGACGATGCCAGATGACGCCGTTCAGCGCGAGCACGACGTCGCCGACGCGCAGCGCCTCGGGGCGCACGACGTTGAGCGTGTATGCGTGCGACAGCGCTTCGAGCGGCATCTCGACGGGCGGCGCGACCGTCGCCGCGGCGAGCCGTGCGCGCGTGTCGGCGTGGCCGTCGAGGATCGCGAGCGCGGTGTCGACGATGCTCGTGCCGTCGTTCGGGTGCTCGCCCGGGAAGCGCTCGATCACGCCGGTCGCGAGCTTCGAGAGCTCGTCTTCGAGCATCTTGATGTAGACCTCGGTCGAGCGGTCACGCGACGCCGGGTCGGCGATCTCCGGGGCCAGCTCGGGCGCGTCGAGCTGGGCGCGCTCGTGCGTGTGGTGCGCGATGCCGCCCGGGAACGACGTCGCGGTGTTCACCGTGATGCCGAACGAGCGCATCCCGCGCACCAGGTCGGGAATGCTCTCGTGGAACTCGTGCGCCTTCCCGTGCGGCACGTCCCCTGTGATCACCAGTTTGAAGTTCGGCATGATGCCGACGCTACCACGCTACAGCTTGCGGGCGCGTCGCGCTTTGTCGTTCAGGTCGGCGAGCCATCGATCGGGGTCGGGTCGCTGCTTCGCGCCGCTGCGCCAGCCGGCGATCGCGAACATCAGCGACGCGATCAACGTCCCGAGCGCGGCGCCGATCAGGCTGCCGAGCAGCGCGTCGGTCACCGGCCACCGAGGATCTTGTTACCGAGCTGCTCGAAGCCGAACTCGCCGCCGCCCGAGCCACCGCCGCCCGTGCCCGGCTTGCGCGTGCCGCCGCCGCCCGCGTTGACTGCCGGCAGTAGCTCCTTGCCTTCGTCGGTGGCGAGATACTTCGGCAGACCCTTCTTCGGGTCCTTGGGGTCGACCAGCTCGTCGTTCTCGCCGCGCCACCTGATCTCGCCGTACGAGCCGTCCTCGTTCTTCTCACGAGCGATGAAGCGCTTGTGGATGTCCTCGGCGGCCATGCGGAGGATGTTCGGGCGCACCTTGCCCTCGGTCAGCAGCTGGGTGACGAGCTGCATCTCCTCTTGCTTGCGCGCGCGGCTGTCGGCTGCGTCGGCCTTCGCCTTCTCGTCGGCGATCGACTTCATCAGCGCTTCGTTCTTCGCGTTCGCCTCGTCGATCGCCTTCTGCATGCGCGCGAGCGCGGCCTTCGTCTCGGGGTCGCCGCCGCCCTCGTTCTTCTTCTTCCCCTTGTCGTCGCCGGGCTCGGGTGGCGGCTCGGGCTTGAAGCCCTTCAGCGCCTCGGCGATCGTGTTCTTCATCGCGTCGGTCTGCGCGGTGGCGAACGCGGCGAGCGCCTCGTCGAGCTCTTTCTTTCGCTTCGGCGCGTCGCGCTTGTCGCGCTCCGACATGCCGGCGTGAAACAGCTTGTTAAAGCGCTCGGTGAACTTCTTCTCTTCGTCGTCGTCGCCTTCGCGCGCGACGAGCGACGGAACAAAAGGAATGCGGTACGTGCGAAACGGCTTCATGTTGCTCCCGTTGGTCAAAGCTTCCACTCCTTGCGCCACGCTACCACAGCGCAGCGGCATCGAGGATGGAGAGGTGGATACGGGACCCCATCGGCGAACGTCCCGTCAATCTCGCAGGTCGTGCCGTCGAGCTCGAGGCAGTACGGGCAGACGCGATCGGCCGCGGCGTCCCACTTCAGCAAGTAGCCCGGGTCGGTCTCGTTAGCCTCGCGAATCTCGTCGACCTGCACCGTGTTGTACGCGTTGACGGTCTCGGTGCGCACGATCATCTCGGCGTGCGACCGAGCTGCGCTGAACGGCTTGTCGGCGATCGCGTCGAGCTGCTTCGCCGTCTCGCCCTTCAGCCTGCGAATCAGGCCCGTGCCGCGCAGCACGCGCGACGCCATCTGATCGACGCTCTCGCCGCGCAAGATGCCCGACATGATGTCGCGCCGGATCGACCGCTCGACGTCGGCGCCGAATGCGTGCGCGCGCTTCGTCCAGCGCTGCCAGAGGTTCTTCTCTGCGCGCCCGACGATCGCCGCGACGTCGAGACGCAGCGGGCGCACCGAGCCGGGAAACTCGCGGGCGCCCGCTCTGACGATGCGCGCGAGCTTCGCGCTCGCCTTGCGACCCGCTTCGCCGCCGTGGTCGCGCAGCGCTTCGAGCATCTTGCGCTCGACCTTCGTGTTCGCGCCGCGTGCGAGCTTGTCGAGCTGCACAAACGTCGCGCGCGCCTGGTGCGTCTCGACGTTGAACGTGCCGACGTCTTCGCGCCTCGCCAGCTTGCGCAGCTCGCGCCGCAGCTCTCGCTTCAAGCTGGCCATGACGTCGACCAGCTCGGCGACGTCGGGCTCGCTGACGCGCATCAGCGCGTTGCGGTTGTCCTCGACGGCTTGTGCCAGCTCGCCCGCGCCCACGTCACTCTCCGGGCATGAGGGCCGACAGCAGCGCGACGCCGTGCGAGTTGATCATCACGGCACCGACGCATTCGAGCCACCACGACGGGAAGACGTCGGCAGCGGGGAAGCGGTAATGCGAGCGACGCACGACCGCCCCGCGGAACACCAGCTCGGCGGCGAACAGCTCGTCGCCTGCAGCGGTGTGCTCGTCGCCGAGCGCGCGCACGATCCACGGCAGCCCCTCGCCGGGGTTGTGGTACAGCGCGAAGCGTCCGCGGATCACGAACACGTCAGCTCGCCACCGTCAGCGGCTTCAGCACCTCGTACACCGCGACCGGGAAGCGCGTGCGCGGGTCGAGATAGCTGCCGAGGAACGACAGGTGGAAGTCGGGCTTGGTGGCGTAGTTGCGCCCGAACGGAACGAGCACGATGTGTTTCTTCACGTCGCGCCCGCCGACGCACGAGTCGAACGCGATCACGGGCGTCATCTTCGGCGGCAGCCGCTCATTGGTCGCGGCGTCGACGAAGTTGCTCGGCTCGACGTGCATCCACGCCGCGGCGAACTGCGCCGGGTGTCGGATCGTGAACTCGAAGTCGCTCTCGTTGCCTTCGAGCTTGATCAGCTGCAGCTCTCGCGCGTGCTCGGGTGGCGTGTGCTGCGAGATGTCTTTCCCGTTGACCGCTTCCATCTGTCTCTCCCGTTGCTAGTCGTCGTCGTGTTCGATGTCCTCGACAGAATCGTCGATGATCATCTGCTTCAAGAATTCGAGCTGGCCGACGACGGCATCGGGCGCCATCGGCGTCATGACCGCGATGTAGCCGCCGTCCGCCTTCGCGAGCAGCGCGACGACGCCGACGAAGTCGCCCTGGCGAGCTCGCTGCACGAGGTGACGAAGCACGACGTGCGTGCTCGTCTTCGCCTCGCCGACGTCGACGACCTCGAACGGAGTGCGGCGGTTGCCGTTACGCGTTGGCATTGGACCCCTTCCCCGGCTTCTTCTTCGCTGCCGGCTTCTTCTTCGACGGCGGCGCGGGCTTCTTCGCGCCGGGCTTCTTCGCGGGCGGCGGCTTGTCGTCGCCCTTGTCGGGGTCCGCGTTCGGATCGGTGTCGGTGTCTTCGTCGGCGTTCGGGTCGTCGGCGTTGTACTCGCCGGTTGCGCCCGGCACCATCGTGAACTGATCTTGCGTGATCGTCTCGGTCAGCTCGTCGCGAATCTGCTCGCGGATGTTCTGATCGATGTTGTCCCCGAGCACGCTGCACGCGAGACGGAACTTCCGCTCGATCTGGAACGTCGCGCTCGGGACGCTGACAGCCTCGAGCTCGGTGTTCAGCATCACGTCGTCGTCGACGTCGTTCACGTCGAACGACTCGTACCCTGCGGCGACGGGCACCTCGCTGTCCTTGCGGCCGAGCGCGAGCAGCTTGATCACCTGGCGCAGGAAGCCGATCAGCTTCTTTCCTGCCGCGCCGTACACGACCTGCTCGTCGATGCGGTCCTGCTTCTTCGAGTCGGCGCTGCGACCGAGCCCGACGGTCGTCGTGCCCTGCGAGAGCGCGAGCTGGCCGGTGACGCGCATGATGCCTTCGCGCGCGTCGTCGATCGCCTGCTTTGCGATGTCGGCGCCTTCCATGTCGGGCGACACGAACTCGGCGCGATCGTCCTTGCCGCGCTCCTGCACGACGTCGGGCCCGCGGCGTCGACCGCGCGCGCGGTTCGGGTCCTCTTGCGCGGAGGCGATCGCCTCGCCGATGCCCGGGTACTCGGGGCCGAGGAACTCGTACAGCTGCTGAAACATGTGCCGCATGCGATGGAACGCATCGCCGCACGACTGATTGAAGAAGTTGCAGACCTGCGACTCGATCAGGTCGCCGATGTGCATCTGCGGCTCGTCGTCGGCGGCGCAGTCGAAGCACACCCACGGCACGCGGCCGAACTCGTGCGTGCCCGACAGCTCGGGCACGGGCGTGATCACCGTGTTGATGTCGACGGCCTGCCCGCTGCGGTTCTTGTTTTGCTTGTCGAGCTCGACGACGTACGTCGTATAGCTGTCGCGGTCCCAGATCACCCAGGTGTGCCGCGTCCAGTTACGCTCTTGCGTCGGGTCGTCGGCGAGCACCTCGCACGAGTAGCAGCGCACCCACTGCAGCACGCCCTTCGACTCGTACCAGTCGGTCACCTGATCGGAGCGGTACATGACGGGGTAGGCGTCGAGCGCGCCCGCGTCCTCTTGCTCCTTCAGCGTCGACGCCGGGATCGCGGGCGGCATGTCGCAGAGAATCCAGCCGCGCCCGGTGACGAAGCCTTCGCACGCGACCGCGCGCGCAATCTGATCGAGCGTCTTCGCCTCGCCGTCGTCGTTCGGCGGCGTCGCGTCTTTCTGCAGCTGCTTCCAGTAGTCGCCGACCTCGGCGCCTTCGGCGATCGTGCCGTCTTCGTTCGGCATCGGGTCGAGTCGAGCTGGGTCCTGCCCGAGCGCGGCGACGACCTTGTTTACGACCTGCGCGAACATGTTTTCGTAGAACGCTCGCGCCTTGCGCTCCTTGTACGACGGCTCGCCCTCGCCGGCGTAGCGCGGGAACACCTGATCCATCACCTCGTCGTTCGCGAGCAACGCGGCGCCGCCCTTGTACAGCGCGCGCAGCTTGCGCACGCGCTTCAAGTCGAGCATCGGGTGCGTCTTCTGCAGACGCCCCCACTTGATCGGTCCCCACACCACGGCTAGTTGCCCGCCTTCGCCCACGCGGCGAGACGCAGCTCGCCGGCAATGCGGCGATCGCCGTTGCGCGACGGCGGCAGCTGCGCGAGTCGAATCGCGTGCATCACATCGCCCTTCGCGTTGTGGCGCACGCGCACCGGGATGCCGCTCCACACGAAGACGACATCGGCGTCGCCCTTGCCGGTGTCGCTCGTCACGTAGAACTTCCGCGCGAGCGTGCGGGCGATCGGCGGCAGCTCGTCGAGACACGCCTGCACGATGTGCGGCTTCGCGACGAACGTCCAGCCGCCGCCCCGCGGGTCCTGGCCGGTCTCCGCCTTCACCATGTCGCAGAGCTGCGCGAGCTTCGGGCCCGCGGGCTGTTCGCGGCGGTCGATGTCGTCGAGGCGTTCCTTCGGCAGCTCGCAGCTCATTCGTCGAAGCTACACGAGCGCGAGCGCGCACGCCAGCGCGCCGAAAATGCGAACGCCGCCCGAGTGTCGCGTGCTCGATGTGGTTCAGCGCCCTAGGCTGACGCTCTTGCGAGCATCTTGCGTGTGGGCACGCGACGATTGGGCGGCGTGCGCGGAAGCTACTTGCCTTCGGGGCGCTTCGCGAGACCCTTCTCGGCGACGAACGCGGCGACGTCGTCGGCGTGCAGGCAGTCGACGAGGCACGCGCTCGTGTTGATGATCGGGGCAACCGCGCCGTTGCAGTAGTCGTTACCGGCGACCGCACTGTGCAGGATGCCGACGCCCTGGATGCTGCCGTCGTACCCGAGCTGCACGACCTTGTCGCCGTTCTTCGCTTCGCGTCCGTTTCGATAGTGCATGCGAAGATGCTAGCACGGCGTCGTGACATCGGCAGCGGCGAGCATCTCGTGCCCTCGCTGTAGCGGGCACTTGCCGCACCGCCACAGGTGGCAGCACGGCTTCAGCTCGCGCCACCCGGGCGCCTCGGCGTCGACGACCGCCGTCATCGCGTCCATCAGCTGTTGCATGATGTTCGAGACGCTCGACAGCGTGACGAACGTCGTGCGCTCGCCTTCGATGAAGATGCTCGACCAGCGAACCGCGGTCGCCTTCCCGCCGTTCCCGCCCGATGTGGAATGCAGCGTGAACGCGTCCACGCGCTACTGGCCCTCGACCTTCAGCGAGAACGACACCGAGCCCTCGGGCTCGCCGGTCGCGAAGTAGCCGATCACCTCGCACTTCCGGTCGTCTTTCAGCGGCGACAGCACGGCGAGGGCGATCTGCTTCGCCGCCTTGAAGAGCGGCGCGACCGCGTCGCTCGGTCCGTTGTCCGCGAGCAGCTTCGCGGCGACATCCTTCTTCTCTCCCTGCAGCTCGATGCGGTAGTGCATGCCGTCGAACGTACCACGTCGCCCGCGGCCGCGGCGTCGCGTAGGTCCGCCGCGACGCGAAAGTGTCCCCGCGTTGTCCCGCGTCGCGCCGAGCTCGAGGGACACCACGGGGACATCAGAACGCCGCGCCGTAGTTGCCGCGCGGCGTCGTCTTCAGCTCGCGGTAGAGCAAGTTCCACGCGTGCGCGGTGATGTCGACCACGTCGTCTTCCTCGCCCTTCGCGCCCGTGAACGCGCGCACGACCTTCACGTAGGGGTTGACCCAATCGAGGTCGTACGGCTTGCCGTTCGCATCGAGCACCACGGCGTTGTCGTCGCCGACGCCGACGGGCACGAGCACGCGACCGCGGTTCCACGCGCCCGACACCGGCACCGCGCGCATCTTCTTATCGCCGCTCACCCAGCCAGGCTCGCCGGGCTTCAGCTCGATCAAGCGAATGCCGGGCGCTGCCTCGCGAAGCATCTGCGGGATGCCCGCGAAGCCGGCGACCGCCTCGACGGCTAGATACAGCTTGTACCGTCGCTGCCACGACAGCGCCTCGCGAGCCATCTGCGGCTGCGTTATGTGCGTCTTCAGCACCTCGTTGACGAACATCGTCGACTCGTCGCCGAAGCCGTCCATCGCGAACGCGCCGAGCGCGCTGTAGTCGGCGGTCGTCTTCTGCGACGCCGCGGGATCGAGCACGAGACAGCCGCGCTTGCCCTGCCACACGAGCGGCATGCGGAACACGCCCGGTTCGAGGAACATCTTCAGCGACTCGGCGCGCGGCACGCCCTGATACAGCGCCCACCAGTACAGCTCGCCGCGACCGCGAATGCGCCGGTACCAGTCCATCGCCGCTTGCGCGTTGTTCGGGAAGCGGCTGTCGATCGACGTCCACAGCGGTCGCGCCAGCTCGGGGTAGTCGCGCTCGTCGACGGCGTTGCCGTACTCGTCGCCGACCGCGGGCAGGTTGATGACGCCGAAGTTCTCTTCGGCGAGCTCGCCGCCGATGATGCGGCCGATCGGGTCGTCTTCGTGCCAGCGCGTGCCGCAGATGATCATCGACCCGCCGCCTTCGAGACGCGACATCACGTCGACGGCGATGTAATTGAACGCTCGGTCGCGCTCGTGCTCCGACTGCGCGATCATCCAGCCTTTCAAGATGTCGTCGACGACGACGAGACCTCCGTTCGCGCCGCGACCCATGATCGAGCCGCCGAGCGACGTCGACTTCAGCCCGCCGCCAAAGACGGTGTTCCACTCCTCGACGCTCTTGCTCGACTTGTCGAGCGGGATGCCGAGCCTGTCGACGACGAGGTTTCGCACGGTGCGCCCGACGTAGCTCGACAGGTCGCCGCTGAAGCTCGTGTAGAAGTTCTGGCACGCCGGGTCGAGCAAGCATCGCCACGCGAGCCCGAGCATGAACGTGACCGTCTTTCCGTGACGTGGCGGCATCGAGACGAGCGAGCGCACTTGCTCGTGCCGCGAGCGCTCGATCAAGTCGACGAGCGGGCGAAGGTGCGGCGGGATCGGCCAGTAGCGCGGCGCCACGCGCTTGATGAAGTCCTCGAACCGCTCGTACCCGTACTTGTGCGCACGCAAGATCGCCAGCTCGGCGCGCTCGTTCTCGGTCAGCGCGTCGACGTTGAACGTGCTCGCGTCGGCGCGTTCAGGCCGCCGCACGCGACCACCACACGCCGTGCGCGTCGAGCTCGGGCTCGCACTTCGCGCGGAAGCCGTCGGTCGCGAGCAGCGCTTGCGGGCGCTGCGCGACGTGCGAGCCAGACAGGTCGACACCCGGAGGCGCGTCGAACGCGACCCGCCTCGTCAGCATCAGCATGTTGCGGCACACGTGCGTGAACGCGCGCCACCAGAGCGTCGAGCTGTCGACGTTCACGAGGATGCCGGCGTCGGTGACGCGCCCGGCGTTGGACTCGTCGTACAGCTTCAGCGCCCACGGGTCGGGGTTGCTGTACGGCGGGTTCAGCCAGAGCATGCCGCGCCACGGCAGCTTCAAGCCGTTCTGTCGCCGCTCGACCATGTACTGCGCGCGCGAACGGATGTGGCTGCGCGGGTTCGTCGCCGGGTCGAGATCGACCTCGGGCATCAGCTCGGCGAACCACAGCGGCGTGCAGTACGTGTCACGGATCAGCACGCCCCACTCGTTGCGGGCTTCGTCTTCCTTCGGGTTCATTCGTCGTCGTACCTGTTCTTGCGACGGCGGTCGCGCTGCTCGCGACGTCGACGCTCGGACGTCTCGCGCTTCGAGGGCGCGGGCTCGCGCCACCCCGGCTTCGGCTTCGCGTCTCGATGCGTGAGGTGGTAGCCGCCGCAGTCGGCGCAGTAGTACACGCGCAGCCAGTGCTGACGGGCTTCGTAGCATCGCGCCGCGACCGTCTGCGCCTGCGCCTCGGTGCCGTATCGCCGCTTGCCGCGACAGGCGATCTCCGAGTCACGCCCGTGCACGAAGCTCGTCTGGTGGTCGCCGACGTGGCCCTCGCGCAGCAAGCAACGGTACTCGGGGCACCGACGAATCTCTTCGGTCATCGCAGCCGCTCCGTGCGTGGCCCGAGCGGACACGCCGACTCGTCGAACATGCGCATGACGCCCGCACAGAAGGCTTGGAAGCGCAGCTGATCGTGGCTGTCGTCGATGCTCGGCGCCGGCCCGAAGATGCGGAAGCGACCGATCACGCTCTGCGAGCTGTGCGACGCCGCGACGGTGAAGATCATCCCCGTATCGTCGACGCTCACCGTGTGCACCACGATGTCAGGGGGCGTCATCTGGCGCTCCTGCAGCGCTCGACACCACGTCGATCACGTCGTCGGGCGGCGCGATGTCCTCGGGCACGACGGCGGTGCCGCTGCGCGCCTTTTCCTCGAGCTCACGCAAGCGGTTGTCTCGCTGCGCCGGCGTCATCGACAGCACGCCGACGTGCGCGAGCTGCTCGGGGCTCACCTGGCCGACAGCGATGGCGGCGACGACCTGGCGCGGCTTCGCGATGCCCGTGTTGATCGCCATCGAGTCGAGGATCTTACGCGCGGCGTTCTCGTTGCCCTTCGAGAGCGCGCGCTCGTACAGATCGTTGTACCGATCGACGAAGAACGACAGGTCGAGCGCCTGGAAGTTCTCGCGCCGGATTTCGAGACACCGCGTCATCGACTTCTTTGCGGCGAGGATGCCGCAACCGAAGCGCTCGCGACAGTCCCGCATGATGTCGGTGGGCGTATCGGTTGGGCGCGTGCGCCACTCGGCGACCATCCAGCGCGCACGGCGTTCGAGCATCTCCTTCGCTGCGACGCGACGACGCTCGTTTTCACCACCTGACCGTGCCTTCCTCGCGGCCATTGTCGTTCTACTCCGGGTCAGACGCAGTATGCCACGACGACGCCACGGCGGCCTACAGCGACGAATCGCCACCGTCGCCAGGCTTGACGGGCACACCCAGCTCGGCGAGGCGTGCGTGTAGCTCTTGCCGTCGCTTCGTATGGTCGCCCGGGTGCTCGGCGAGAAACCTCAACGAGTCGCGCGCCGATGCGATCTCGCGCTCCCTGTCGCTTCCCGTGTACTGCCGAAGAAGCCTCTCGTACGTCTGCCGACCTGCGGCCGATAGCGTTCGCTCGGGCCGCCTGACGTCGACATAAGCCGGTGCGCCGCTCGGCACGGCCTTCGGCTTCTTCTTCGTCTCGTTGACGAACAGCAGCTCGCCGGGCTTCAGGCTCGGATCGCTGACGATCTTGATGCCGTTGATCGTCATGTCCGGCGCGCGGTTCACGACCGCGATCGCAGCGTCGAACGTGCGCGCCGACAACTCGGCGACGTCGCTACGCAGATCAGTCGCATCGTGAATCGGGCAGCGGTGCTCGGCGACGATGTTGCCGCCGACCTGCGCGTAGCAAACCAGCGCGAAGCTGTCGCCGTCCTGCTTCACGTGCGTGAACACGATGATGTCGGTGACGTTCACAGCGACACCTTGGCGATGATGGCTGCGACTTCGGAGATCGTGTACAGCCGCTCGATGCCCTCCTCGGGAGGCACGCGAAACGGTTCGACCGAGTGACCGTGGCGATCGAGGTAGTGCCACTTCCCGTCGCTGTTGATGCTGAAGATCCGGGCGGCGTGCCCATCGCTGAAGCGCACGAAGTCGCCTGCACGGATCTCGTGGCTCGCTTCGATGAACGACTGCGCGACGTCGTCGAGTCGAAGACGCTCGTCGAGCTTCACCTCGTCGGCAATGCGGTTGATGCGGGCGCGCAGCGCCCGGATTTCCAGATCAAGTTCCGTGATCGCCATCTGCATCGTCCCTTTCGTTGTTGTTGCGTGCGTGCCAGGGCCTGGAGTTGAACCAAGATTCGCAAGCGGGTGCGCGCGCTGCGCTTGCGACTCGCGGCGTTACGAATGCCGCGGGCGTCTACCGACTTCCGCCACCCCGGCGAACTTCAAATCGCATCCGGCAACCCGTCGAGCAGCGCGTCGGTGCCCGTTTGCTCGACCTCGTCGGCGTCGATCGGGTCATGCTGTTCGATGCGCTTCGCGTCCCACGCGCGCTTGCGTGCTTCGCTGCGACGAATGCGCGCCATGCGTTCGGCGATCACCTTGCGTCGCGCTCGTTTCTCGCCGCCTGTCATTGCGACCCCACGATCGCGCCGATGATGGCGGCGATGACCCATCCGATCGCGAACGCCTCGCCCTCAGAAAAACGAGCGTTGAACCACCTCATCTGATTTCTCCTGTTGATGTCGAATCCTCGAGACGCGACAGCTCTGCCGCGCGCCCGATGAAGATGCTCGCGAACGACAGCCACTCGCGCTTGCACGTACGCGCGTCGAGCGCACAGCGTGTGCCGCCAGCGTGACCTCGCATCGCGCACGCGATGTCGCCGTGGCACGTGTCGAGCCACTCGACGATCTCGGCAGCGCCCGCTCGCATGGCGCCGTCGCGGTCGAGCTCGCGAGCGCACGTCGCGTCGGTGCACATCGCCTGAAGATACCCGTAAACGGTCCCGCGCGACGGCGCCTGATCGTCACGGAGCACGACGTCGCGTCGCGTCCCGCCGGCGACGTACGACACGGCGCGCGCCTCGAAGTCGCTCTCGTGCTGCGCGATCGCGACGAGCAGCTCGGCAGGGATGCCTGTCTCGCCCTCGACTTCGACCGCGAGCGCCGCGACGCTGGCGAGCTTGTGCGTGTCGTACGACGGCCACAGCGCGTGCATCGCCATCGTCAGCCACACGCGGTGCGAGACGTCGACGATCACGCGGCACCGTCCCGGTACGCGATCCAGAGGGCGTAGGCCTCGGCGCACGTCCACCACGTGTGCTCGTGCCTTCGACAGAACGCGAGCCAGCGTGGATGACTCTTCACGGTGTCGGTGACCCACGAGAACATCATGCGCGACCGCCGTTGCAGCGATGCGCGCGCGGCGAAATGACGGGCGGGTGCCCGGTGCAGGGCCTGTGCATGCGATCGGCGCGGCGAACGACGCCGCACTTGCCGCACGTCACCCACGACCCGAGATCGTTGCGCCACTCGTGCGTAGCGTCGCCCTCGATCGAGCGAGGCAGCGGCTTGTAGACGAACGTCACCGTGTCGGCGAGCGGGTCGTTCGCGATCGTCCACCACGGCGAGCCCGCGATGTCCAGGTTCCAGTTCTCGTCGTACGGCGAAGTCATCGGCGCTTCCTACCACGCTTCTTCGCCTTGAAGCTCGCGCTGCGTTTCAGCTGGCGTCGCTTACGACGTCGGCGCCACGGCACGAGCACACACCTGAAGTTCGGCGACGGCGCCATCGCTTCGAGCTCGGCGCGGTGCACGAGGTCAGAGAACGACTGGAACTTGTCGAGCGCAAGGCTCGGCGTGATCCCGTACTTGGCGCCGCGCCTAACGAGGTCGTCGCACTCATCTCGCAGCGCGATCAGTGGCGGCGGTAGGAACGTCTGCGTCCATCGATCGACAGCAGCGTGGTACGCCGACATGCCGCTGCGCATCGGCATCGAGACGACGGCGCGCCCTGACTCGCGCATCTCGCGAGCACGCTCCTCGATCTCGCGCACGAGCCAGTCGGGCGTGGCCCACGGTCGAGCTTCGCCCGTGCGCAGCATCGCCTCGGCGCCGAGTTCGAGCTGCCGATGCAGATGATGGCGCAGATAGAGCGCGTGCTCGCGCGACGTCCAGCCCTCGCGTCGATCGCGCGACTCCCACGACGCCCACAGCTCGCGCCTGCGCACGGTGAAGCTGTCGGCGTCGAGATACCGCGGCCCTTCGATGTTCGGCGTCGGCGCGACGCTGATGCCGAACCAGCTTTCGACTCGCGAATCAACCACGGCGACCCTCGTGTTCGATGATCCACGCTTCGACTTCGTGCGCGACGTCGAGATACGCGCGGCTCGGCGTCAGCGTCTTCTCTTGCCCAGCTCGGTACTCGCGCCAGATCTTGTCGCGCAGGTACTTCGGCAGCTTGAACCAGTGCTCCTTGCAGCCCCACATCGCGGGCGGACACTGGCGCTCGCAGCCCGGCCAGTGACAGCCGTGCGTGCGCGTCT